GGTATGAATCATTATGTTATTTCTTCGGTTCTTCGTATGTCAGCGCCTGCTCACTGTCGCCCACGCCCACGGTTGTGGGGTCGTGGACGATGCCGAGAGATGACAGCGCCCCGAATACCACGGTGATTGCATTTAGCGTTACGCTCGTCACTTGGGCGCTGTCAAACTTCACCGCCCATAATCCTGCCACGTTGCCGAAGTTGACGACAGCGGCCGCCACAGCGATTCCTGCGGTAGCAACGGCAGTTACAGTTACCTTATTCTGTAAACGTAATTTCCAATTGATTTTTGCCATTGATGATTCCCCCATTAAAATAATTTTGACCATGTCTGTTTTCCAACGATTCCGTCTGCTGACAGCCCGTGCCGCATTTGATAGGCTTGCACCGCCTTTTTCGTCGCCGGGCCAAAGATACCGTCTGCCTTTACATTTACCGCGTTTTGGACACGCTGAACGTCCTTGCCCTTGCTACCGACCTTAATCAAGTGACCTGGATACTTCACGATTGACTTACTAGATGCAGCCTTTTTCTTTGCCGGTGCAGGCTTAACAGACTTCTTAATAGTGGCAGGAGCTTTCTCACCACCAACAGCATCGTACAACTCGAAATGTGGATTGTCCTTAAACGAGCGCCAATCACCGCCCCACTTGAAGCCCTCTGCCTTCATCGCCGCGACAACTTTGCTAAATGGGCCTCCTGTCTGCCAAGAAACGGTTTTGCCATCTGACGAGTACAAGCACAGATCGACGGCCACGCCAAAGTTATGGTTACTCTGGCCACCCCTTGCATTGGTGACAATTTTGCCACCTTTCGTCCGTCCCTGCGCATACAGCGCATCCTGGTCAGCCTTAGAGCGATAGCCCTGTGCTACACAGATGTAGATGCCCTGTTTGGCTAGTTTTTTAATGACGGCGCGTGTCTTGTCAGCAACCGTGTGAAGCACGCCAGAGTCATCCAGCTTTCTGTTTGCTTTGTTGATAAGCCAATCCACTGATAACGTCATGTAAATCCCTCCAATTAAAATAAGCACCCGTGTGAGTGCCTTAATGAAATAAACTAATTAATACAGTTACGATCAAGCCAATGACCGATAGCAGCACACCAATAAGCCAACGGCGTGTACTGACGCGATCTGCTTGCACTTTGTCCTCACGTCTTGCTTGATTTTCCTTGTGCTGTTCAAGATCAGCCTTAACCTCTTGTAAATCATGCCGCGCTTCAATCGCAATTGCTTCGGCTTTACGTGACCGATTATCCGCTGATTCAATCTTGGTAAGCGACGAGTTAAACCCTTTGACTTCCCCTCGCAATTCTGCGATCTCACGCTGTATATCCATTAGGAGCGTGAGCACCCTGTCGTCCTTTACCTCCACCCTACCTCACCGCCTTATTATGCTTGTGTTCCGCCTGCCAATGCTTCTACTGCCGGACCAATCAGCGCATTGATCTGTTCCACGTTTCCACCTGCTGCTGTAAACTGTTCCATCGTAATCTTCACACTGCCGTTGAGATATTCGCCTGTGCTATCGTTGCGGCCGTTGAATTGGAGCAAAAAACCTGTGATGTTGCGTTGTGCATCGTACTGTGCATTTAGTCCTGTAAATTGATAGTTCATGAGTGATTCCTCCTTTGGGTTAGAAAACATATTAAAAAGATCACCGCGATAACGATGAGCCAGACATACCAATATTTTATTAGCAACTCTCGATCTGTCATGTGAATGTAGTCGTGCAAGAATTCAATCATAGGTACCACCCTAAAATAGTAATAGTAAAAAACACCCACTCTGCTAGAATGGAAATGTATTCCACTAGAAAGGAGGCGAATGAAAATGACGGATATATTTTTAGAATATGGGGTTATCATACCGGCCACTAACCATGGTACCGATATATTCGAAAACCCAAACATTGGATCCCCAATTAATATTTTTCCAAGCCATCACTCACTAGATATGATCGTTATTTATCCTGGCAATGTGATTATTAGCCATAAATCACTAGGAAATGGAATGGAAGTACGATCAAATTATCCAATTACGAGAAATGAGCTCGGGCATTATCATCTTGACCTTGGAAAGTAGTATTGATCGATCCCTCAATCAGTTTTGGGGGATCTTCTTATTCCATTTTCCTTTTTCAAAACGCAACAGCTCGACAAATTTATCTTTTACAACCTTAAACCAAAGATCACTTTCATTCGCGTTTTTTGGCTCGTTTTTTCCATAGTAATTGATCATCCTTCTCACCACCTCTCAGAGCAAAATAAAAACGCCTTACTTGGCGCTCTCTTTCTTCCCCTCATCTGCCGCTTCGAATTGATCCAGCAAGTAATCATATACATCTGCATCCTGATTGCTCAATTCCTTATCTAAGCTATCAAGCACCTTATGCACCGTCTGCAACGTCGTTTCCTTATCTGCACCGGTGATCACGACTTCTTCTTTGTACAGCTCGTCCTTTGCTTTCTTAAAATGTTCCAAGTCTTTGACATCAAGCATCTCGACGCCGTTTTTCACGTACGTCTTTGGCTCCTCGTTTTCGTCAAGATTGCACTCTTCCTTCCGTAGCTGCTTCTCGTCATCGGCAAACTCCTGCAGTTTCGTCTGCAAGAGCCGCACAAACTTGCTACGGTGCCGAGACTGTTTCCCTTTCAAGCCAAGTCCAAAGAGTAGATTAATAGCCGGTGCCAGTTTCTGATTTTCAATTTTGATTTCCATTATGCTGCCTCCAATAATTGTACTCGATCGCGAAGATCGTTATTTTGTTGCGCAAGATCATTGATCTGTTGTTGCTGAGTAGCGACTGCGCTTTCCAAGTTTGCTATTTTTAAAATGTCTTGCTTATGCAAGGCAGTGAGTTCTTGGATTGCCTTCAATCCGATAAACGTTGAACTGTACAAGTTCATTCCTGTATGGCCAAAGTCCATAAATTCTTCAGGAGCATTATACCCATCTCCGATAATGCCACCATAGATAAATTTGTCTCGATTCTGTTTGACGTCTTCTTTGTACTTAAACTTGTAAATGTCTAGCGAATTGACAAGTGAAAGTCCGATATTGTCGTCAAGTGCGGTGATGTCTTGTTTAAGCTCAACACGCGAGTTATTTGAAAAGTTATTCGCGTACATCCAACCATAAGGTGCATGATAATCCCGAGCCGCCCATACATCGCCTTGTCGAGCATCTACCGAAAAAGCCGGATTCCACTGTGGCACATTTTGATTCGCTATTGAAGTGGAAATACTAAACCCGTTCCACGTATAAATGTTTACATTGTTAGGTCCATTAGATAGCCCAGACAAGTCATTGCCATGCCCTAACGCATTTGTACCACCCGGTGCATTATCTAGAACTACGGAAGCCCCTACATGAAAGTCGTTTATTGATGTTCCTTGATACATTGTCAAAAATCTATCGGGCGTGATTCCTGCTACAAATTGGCTATTAGAGACAAGGTTCATTGCTCCGTCAGCATTGGTATCTAGGCCGGTATCATCATCGTCAATCGCAAGTGTAATCGATGCGCCGCCCTCCCAGTTACGCCTATTACCAACACGTAATTTTCCAGTAGCATAAACATCTCCGGTGCCGTACGCTTGCACGCCGACATAGTTCCCAGTATCGGAATAAGTACCAAGAATCAAGTGACTGGTATCCAATAAAGACCAATTTTTTACGTTACCGGCTGATTTTGAATCCAACCGACGAAGGGATATCGCGCCTTGATAACCCATAGCCGCATCATAGTAGCCGTCCGTGCTTGCGAGTCGATTGTCACCAACATAAACACCAAACTGACTATAGTCGGCACGGATGTCCTGATCTGTACCCCAAATTGTAAGCGGAGCATTGTCATAAGACTGACCCATTCGGCCTTGCGCACGATGGCCGGTAGCATTGTCCATACCCGTGCCGATAGCATTAATGATTGATCCGGTAATCGTCCCACCGTTAACATTTACAGCATTAATTGTCCCCGAAGTAACCCAGCCGATATCGGCACTAATAGCCGCGAGGTTGGCGACGTCCATCTTGTCCGCTGTAACTGACTTTGCTGCTAAACGATTTGTGTCGAGGTATCCTGTCGTGATCTTGCCCGCATCCAAAGCCGCGATCATAGCCGACTGGATAACCGCATTGTCGATCGTCGTTTGACCAGTTATGTGCACCTTATTGCCAGCAATCAAGATTGATTCAGTGCTGATGTTAATCTGATTGACGACATCATTTTTAGATACCCGCAGATTTATATCATTGGATAGCTGGGACATCTTACTGTTATATACATCCGTGCCTACTTTGCCATCGATTGACGATTGCAAGGACGTTGCTGTCTGCGTAACTAGTGACTTTGTCGCATAGTCCTGTTGAACAGTTGTTTGAAATCCTGTGAGAGTTTGGGACAGGGACGTAAACTGCACTGCTGTTGCCATATCAAAAGAAGCATTAGACCAATCTGTACATTTATTTCCTGTTTCTGCTTTTATCTTAGACATTGAAAAACTAAATGGTTTTGTTTGGTCTTGAGCATAAACAGTTAAAGTAAATCTAGCAACTGATGTACTACTTTCTCCTTCTAAAAATGAAGGCGTTCTTTCATTAAGATCACCGATTCCAGATAATCCGCCCCATCCGGATTGCCATCTGCTAATTGTCAAAGTTGCTCGGCAATTAGTGTAGTAGGAGTTAAAAGATTGCCAGATGTATTGATTATCTTTGAAAAACGAATATAAATCCGCTCCGCCTATATTAACTCGAATAAATCCAGTGCTGCCATTATTTGAAGGCGTCGCGCTTCCGGAAAACCCATTCGAATCACAAGTAAATGATCCGTCAGAGCAATTATACATTCCCGCGTTTTGATAGTTCGGATCATTTGTAACCCATCCCTGAGAAAAATCACTATTCGGGATTAGATTTGTCCCACCAACTTGCAAGTTAGTGAAATTCGTCTGCACCGAACTAATTTGAGAAGTAAGACTTGAACTCGTTGCTGTCAATGCTGTCTGAGTAGCATACTTGGCGTCAGCGTCTTGAGATGTAATCCGTGCAGCAATCTGATTCGCCTGCGTGGTCAACGTAGCCTCTGCGGTGGATACTCGTCCACTTAAAGTGTTAACAGTCGAGGCATCAGCTTTGAGACTAATTTCATTTTCATTTTCGCTGATCGCCGTCTCCGCCTGATCGACACGGCCAGTGAGCGTGTTGACGGTTGTCGTGCTCGCGTACCCTGTGAGCGCCTGATCGGTTTCCTCTTTCGTGTAGACGTTGTCTGTATCAGCTTTGGTCTGCGCTTCGTCCCAAGCATCTTGTGCCTTATTCCATGCGTTGCTTGCCTGTGTTGCTGCATCTCCTGCCGTTTGTTGAGCCGCAATAGCCGCACTATTAGCAGCATTCGCCGTGTTTAGCGCCACTGCCGCTTGACCTGACGCACTGTTAGCAGTATTAAGCGCATTAGATGCCTGCGCACTTGCCGCATCTGCTGTGGCTACTGCGGTGTCAGCTTGATCCTGTGCAGCTTTGACGCCAGAATCTGTAGGGTCGTCCCACTTTGTGCCGTCATAAATAAATGTGGTCTCGGTGCCATCAGCATTCGAGCGGAACCACATATCATTTAGCTTCATGCCTTCAGTTGGTTCAGCAGCTTGTCTCCATACTTTTACTTTGCCATTGGCTGACACCATTGCCTGGTTGGCAGCATTCAGAGCATCATTGGCATCCTTAGATTTGATTCGATCCCAGCTTACCCCGTTGTATCGCCACATTTCGGTATAATCACCATTAACCAACTTAAACCACATGGAACCAGTCTTAATGTTTCCGGTCGGTTCTGTCGGCGAATAAAAAGTGATAGTGCCATCCGCATTAATGATCGCTTGTCCAGCATATTGGATCGCTTGTTGAGCGATGGCATTTGTGGCATCGATGCTGGACTGGACACTACTTTGCCAATCTGTTTTTGCATCGCCGAGCTCCATACTTATCCACTTTTCGGCTTTGCTGTCAAATACGCCGTCAACCACTTTTACTTTAGCATCGATACCGATTTTCTTGAATCGAACCGTTACCCAGTCGCACAAGTTGACGTGTTCGAGAGGTGCGATATTTTTATATTCTTCCGTCTGCCAAAGTTGAATAAAGTTAATCGTTAAGGTAACTTTCGGTTTTCCGAAGTCACTTTGATTTACGTAGACTTGAGCTTTACTTCTTAGGCTTGCTTCATCCGTTACGTCATCGCCGGATAGGTCAATCGGTAAGCAGCGTCCATAGGCATAGTTACCAACATAAGGGCTCTCGACAACTTTTTCAGGTAACTCAATCACTTGGCTTTCTGTTGTTGCGCTATCCCCTTCGCCGACTGCCACTTGTACTGTCGCATAAGGATAAATACTCGTGTATGTTTCATCGATCGCTTTTTCTTGAGAAGCATCTGTTAGATTCTTCCCGTACTCGATGATGATCCCCGTATCTTCGCCGCGATTCTGTTCCTCACGAATAACGAAATTATCACGCGTGAGTTCCCCACGCCAACGGTCTACAAGACTGCCCTCGATACCAACAAGAGCCTGAGCCGCCGGCACACGTAACAGGTCGCTAGACGCTACTGTCGTATCCCCTGAAACAAACGTAAATCGGTGCGCGTAAACCGTATTCGATAAGATGGATTGCCCGAACTGTTGAGCAGTACCGTTCGTAACGGATACATGCGTAATCGGATTTTTCGAAAGTTCGCCAGTGATATGCTCTGCATAAAACGTACACTGCCCATTCAGCGGTTTACCACTTTTATAGACCCGAAACAGCTGCGGATCCATATTGGCATTATCGTTGGCTTTTGCCTTAATAATCCGGTCTTCTGTCAGCTCTGCAAACAACGGGGCATCAACTGGGTACTCAAGTGTCAACTCAAAGGCTCCGTTACGCGCTTCATGGACAAGGCAAGAGATCATGTCCGCCAATGCACCAATACCCATGCTATTAAATTGAGTTTCGTTAGCATCAAATAGTACCGGCGTCATAGCGTCCACCACCTTGGTTTAATTTCAACTTTCGTAACCGTGCCTTCCCAGCTGATTTGATTTTCGCCCACATTTAAAACCGGCCAGAAGTCTGACCGGTAATGTGAGTTTTGCAGGACAAGCCCTTTAAAGCAACTTTTTAGTTGAGAATCAATTTCGACATAATCGCTGATCCCAGTCAGTACAATCGTTTGGTCGTTGATGTGCAAATTAATATCGCCGCTGCCTGTGATTTTGATATAAGGCAACGATTCTTTGCTTTCAGGATTGGCAAGCGTTCCTGCAGCAGTAAAGGGCTGTACTGCATCACCATCTAAACGATAACGCTGTGGATTGCAGTTAAAAGTTGCCGTAAACTGCCCAAGCTGTCGCACAATCGGCTCAATATCAACCGCATTCGTACAAATGGCGAGCCTAAAATAGTCAGGCTCAAGACTATCAATCAGTCGCTGTCTACCAATCGTATCTAACCAAGATCGCATTGCCGTAATCGTGGCTATATCCCTTGTCCTTACCCCCAACGCATACGAATCATCATAGTTAAGATAACCGCCGTTGTCCTGCGTTAAGTCACCTAAGCCGCCGGGTACATGAATCAACGTTCGATCACGCGGCGCGGAATGCCGCGTATGCCCAGACTGAACAATTAGCCCCCAGTCTGTTGTCTTTTTATCTCCAAACTGTAAATATCGCATGTATCACCACCCCTTATGCCGCGAGTAATCCGCTGCGCCACCCATAAAATTTTTAAAATCAACTTGGGCAACAGGCGTTTTGCCAAGCTCAGTTATTAAAATATTATTCTGCTGCTGGGTAGCCGTAAGAAGCTGAGTCAGCAACGTGACAAGCGCCGAATTATCGTTATTTACCGTCACCTGCGGCGTAGCGATCGCCGTCTGACTAACATCCGGAACGTACCGATTCATCAGGCTATCGAACGCGTCACCAACGCCCGCGGCGAATCCTGGTAAGCCAAGCGACTTGCCTAACCGTTCAGTGTCGGCATTTTTCAGTACGCTGGCTCCTGCAGACAGCGGCACGATGGTCGGTTCATTGACCAGGTACGTAC